GAAAAACGTCAATGGGTTGAACTTGCACAAGACGGTGTTCTTATCCGTGTTACTGGTGTAAACCGTTCTAAAGACATTATCGAATATTTCTCGCAACGTGTCTCTACGGCTGGTTACAATGTTTCCAAGTTTCTAACTCGGAATGCAGACATGACTATGCCAGATCTGACAGTTTCTGAAGCTATCCCTCGCAATTTCGAATACTCTTTCGAAGATTCTATGTATCAAGGCAGCGGTTTCTTCGGACACCTTTCCACTACTACTAGTGCTGGAATGTGTTGTTCGCTGGTCGTCGCAGATACTAAGAAACCCGAAATTTACGGATATCACATTGCTGGAAATTCTTCCGTCAAATCTACGGCTGGACACACTTTGATCCAAAGTCTCACTCAAAAGGATATCAAAGATGCAATTGCCGTACTAGATGAAGTCTGTGAATTCAAGTATATTCAGCAAGACCAAGCCTACACTGCCCACCATATGACTGTCTCAACTACAGATGTGCATCCACTGTGTGCCACTAAGCATTTGGATAAAAACACTCCCGTAGAAGTCATTGGCACTGTTCCTGGTTCTGGTCCCAGACAAATGAAAGTTCGACACACTCCTTACCATGACAAAGTTGAAGCAGAATTCGACATCAAAGACGAATATGCCAGGCCTAAAGCCTGCGCTACAGTCATTGACGGTGAAGTTTGGAGCCCTTGGATCAATTGTATCAACGAATTTTGTTCCACACGTTCTCTTATACCCTACACACTCCTAGCTTATGGACAAGACATGATTTTTGGAAGGATCAAAGGAAAAATGGACTTATACCGCCGTGCAGGCGGAAAATGTTCACCTCTCACTCCTGAAGAAGCCTATCGTGGAACCCCTGACAAAGGTTTCGAAGGACATACCTGGGGCACATCGTCTGGTGTCATGTGGGGTGGTAAGAAGTGGTCTTGGTTGATGAACTTTGACCTCCCTCGCACCTACAAACCCGAAGTTATGACTGCTGTACACGAGTCTATTGCCATCGCCAGAAAGCGCATCCGCCTGATGAACACTCTGAATGCCAACCTCAAAGACGAACCCTTGAAAAAGAAGAAAGTTGATGAATACCGCACCCGAGTCTTCTTCTCAGATGAGCA